AATTGTGATAATCCGGGCCCAAGACACAAAGCAAGATATTGGGCATGTAGGACTTGGTAATTTCAAATTTTTTATATATCTTTAGAGTTAAAATATTATTATGGCAGATACTACAATATTTAGTCGGTTACAAAGATTATTTTCAACAAACACTATAGTCCGTAGGACAGCAACTGGCAATAAAGTTATAGATACCGATGAGTATCAAAATATGACTACAAATCTGGTTGACCGGTTTATGAAGTTGAAAGTAACCAACTATGCATCAGGTCAAATAGATTCATCATTAGCATATCAGCAAGTTCGCATTGACCTCTTTAGAGATTACGATTCAATGGACCAAGACCCAATCCTATCATCTGCATTAGACATATATGCAGATGAATGTACTGCACAAAATGAAATGAGTAATGTATTAAAGATACATCACCCGGATGATGATATTAAAAAACTTTTAGAAAATCTTTTTTATGATATTCTTAATGTAGAATTTAACCTTTGGCCGTGGACAAGAAATCTTGTGAAGTATGGTGATTTTTTCTTACAATTAGAAATAGCAGATAAAATTGGTATTGTAAATGTATTTCCGTACTCTCCATACGAAATAAGTCGTGTTGAAAACTTTGACCCTGCTAATGCGCAACGAGTTAAATTTGTATATGCACCATATCAAAATCCATTAGGAGCATATGGGCAAACAACAAAAAAAGAATTTGAAAATTATGAAATAGCGCATTTTCGTTTGAATAATGATTCAAACTTCCTTCCTTATGGTAAATCAATGATAGAAGGTGGGCGTCGTGTTTGGAAACAAATACAATTAATGGAAGATGCTATGTTACTTCATAGAGTAATGCGAGCACCTGAAAAACGTATCTTCAAAGTTGATGTTGGTAATATACCACCAAATGAGGTGGATAACTACATGCAGCGTATAATTAATAACTCTAAAAAAGTTCCATTTGTTGATGAAAGAACTGGTGAATATAACTTAAAGTTTAATATTCAAAATATGATTGAAGACTTTTATCTTCCAGTTCGTGGTAATGATACCGGTACTTCAATAGATACTCTAAAAGGACTTGAATACAATATGATTGATGATCTTAACTATCTTAAAAATAAGTTAATGGCATCTCTTAAAATACCAAAGGCATACCTTAACTACGAAGAAGATACCGGTGGCAAAGCAACATTGGCAGCTTTGGATTCTCGTTTTGCAAAAACTGTAGAAAGAATACAAAGAGTATTGGTATCGGAATTAACAAAGATAGCAATAGTTCATCTATATGCACAAGGTATTACTGATGATCGTTTAACCAATTTTACATTGGAATTAACAACTCCTTCAAAAATATACGAACAAGAAAAAGTTGAACTGTACACAGCAAAAGTTCAGTTAATTCAATCAATGCAGCAAACAAAAATGTTCTCAAAAGAATGGATGTATACTGCAATTATGGGTATGGCAAAAGATGAACAAGATACAGAAACACTCGCAGTATTAGAAGATACAAAACAGGCATTCCGACTTCAATCAATAGAAACACAAGGAGTAGACCCGGCGGACCAAACGGGACAAGAAGGACAAACTAATGTGGAAGAAGAAATTCAAAAAATTAAAGAAGAATTGGAAGAGGATGGAAAAGTAGGACGCCCAAAAGATCCGGTTAGATATGGTAAAGATGACCACCCTATGGGGCGTGACCCACTTGGTGATAAAACTCTAAAAAGAAAAGAAGGCCATTCTATGTATAATAAGTACAAAAAGAATTACCAAGAAATATTTAGAGATATGGATGGTAATAAAAAGAAAATCATCACATCATAATATAAATATGTAATTTACTATTTGGAGATATTTATAGTAAATTGCATTTTTAATGTCTGGTATTTTACAAATAAATAGAGGTGTAGTAGATGTAAACCTACTACAAGATGGTGAATTTTACTTAAATAAATCAAAAAGCTACATTCAAATTGGTAGCGGTTCAAGTATACTCACACTTTTACCACTAAATCAATATGTCTCAGGCGATATTATACTCAATGGTAATATCTATGCTAATAACTTAACAGGATCTGGACAGATTGGTGAAACTATTATAACCACCGCAACTCTTGGTGGAATATCAGCTGGAACTGCAATTTCGGGAACTACCAAATTTGATGATATTTTTAAACAACTTTTTAGGCCCTATGTACCACCAATTATTAATAGCCTATCATTAAAATTTGGAACTACCGATGTACCAACTACTATAACTCCTATTGGAGAAACTATAACATTTAATAGGTTGGTTATATCATCTAGCGTTGATAGTAGTGGTTCTGTAATGTCAAATCCTACATTAAATATAAATGGTTCACATAACTCCGATACAACAATATCTGTAACTGGTTTAACAAACTTATTACAAACCATAACAATATCTAATATAGATTTTACAAAAAGGTCTGTTGGAAATGTGATATTTACATTAAATGCATCAAATACCAATATAATACCTGTAACTTTAAATTACTATTTTAATTTTCCAACTTATTTGGTAGCTACAGATGCGGTTATTGGTAATAATACAGATGCACAAACGGCAATTGATAATTATACTGTTGATTATTCGGTTAATACTGGCAGTTATTGGGAATTGAATTGCGATTCCAATAATAATAATCCACTATATTATACCTATATAATATACCCCGCAACTAATTCGGATTTAACATCAATAGAGCAGCAATCAACATCAGTAATCGGTGCATTTTCAAAAGTAGGTACAACATTTAATATAACATCAAATGGAGTTACAACGGCATATAAAATATATCAATCAAACGCACCTGGTGCATTTTCAAATGGAACAAAATTAAAAGTAATAATATAAAATGGCTTTAAATTATCCTGACATATTACAACATAATAACCCTAGCTATTCGCTGGTTGATATAACATCGGTAAGAGGTACTGCGTATCAATTAGCAAATTTATCAGCTACAGGTAGTATTCCAGCCGATAAAAGAAAGGTTGGTATAATTGTGTTTGTTACTGGTGAAAGTCAATTTTATGCATTCTATGGTACAAATGTAAACCAATGGGATGATAATACAAAATGGAAAGCATTAACAAATGTTGAATCTGCAAATAGAGCAGAATATATTACAACAGGAAGTTTAGGAGTAACCCAAACTATATTGGGTACATTAACTGTAAATGGTGGTATAACGGGATCATTATTTGGTACAGCAACATCAACTATAACAGCTGCAACCGCTTCATTTACTCCAAACGCTTTAGTAACCGCATCTGTAAACTTAAATACAATAACATTTACAAGAGGTAATGGAACTACCTTTAATTTACAAATAAATACAGGTTCTGCGATATTATTACCTGGTGGTACTAGCGGACAAATTCAATTTAATAATAATAATACATTTGGCGGAGTATCTAGATTAACTTTTGATGGAACAACTTTAAGAGCAACTGGATCATTTACTGGTTCATTTGTAGGAAATCTAACGGGCACATCAAGTTGGGCAACAAATGCATCATCTTCCAATTATATAGATAGCTCGAATGTATACGGACCCGTAGGATATAATTCTATATTGACTTCATCATATGCATTAACGGCATCGTATATTGAGGCTTTAAATCTACCAGATATTTTTCCTATATTGGTAACTGGTAGTACTATGTACTCATTTAATTCTTTTACAGAAGATGATGGTGCAGGAGGACAGACAGTATATAATATATCACCTGACAATAATTTTATAATAGGAAATCTTGCAGGAGCAGGTGGTTCTATTACCGATTCTATTATTATTGGTGAAAACGCCGCATATGCTGCAGGGCAATCTGAACATATAGTTGCACTAGGATCTGCGGCAGCAATGAATATAGGAAAATCGAGAAATTCAGTCTATATTGGCCCAGAAGCCGGCCGTAGTACAACATCAACGGGTTCGATTTATATAGGGCAGTTATCGGGAAGAGGTGTAAGAACTAACTATACGATTAACATAGGTATTGAAGCTGGAAGACAGGCGTGGAGTGGTAGTTATTCAACATTAATAGGATATAGAGCAGGATATAATACATCTTTTTCGAGTGTTAGTGGTATTGGCCCGAATAATATAATAATCGGTACAAATATAAGTCTTCCAAATGGCAGACGTGATTCTATTAATATTGGGGGAATATTGTTTGGAACCGGTTCTTATAGTGACATAACTACAAATCCTTTAACTGATATAGCCGGAAATGGTAGAATTGGTATAAATGTTTTAAATCCGTTATATACGTTAGATGTTAGTGGTAGTGTTAATTTTAGAAATGGACTATTTGTAACGGGATCTAATAGATTTATTGGAAATCAAACCATAAGTGGTAGTATATTTGGAAGCGGCTCAAATACTTTTATAGGTAATACTACAATTAGTGGAAGTTTAAATACAAGCGGCTCAAATCTATTCGTAGGAATTACAACGGCAACCGGCTCTTTGAATATGACCGGTTCTACAAATTTAGTAGGAACCACTGGTATAACCGGTAGTATTAATATAACCGGGTCTTCTACGATAATTGGTATTACTACAATGACGGGTTCGTTAAATATAACGGGTTCAACTACACAAATTGGTAACAATACTCTATTAGGTAATACACAATTAAGTGGTAGTATTGGAATTAGTGGTTCTAGTACAATAGTTGGAACTACTACAATGTCCGGTTCATTATCTATAACCGGCTCAACTACTCAAATTGGTAACAATACTCTATTAGGTAATACCGCATTATCGGGAAGTATAACTATATCCGGTTCATTAGGTAATACAACTCCAACCATAGAAATCTGGGGAGATGTTAAACAACGTGGATATATTCAATTTGAACCGGTTACCACTGGAATAGACCAATCAGTAACAGCATCCTATATCTATGTTTCGGGCTCAACAAATGACCTTTACTTTACACAAAATGGGCAAGGTTATAATAATACAACTCGACTTCGTTGGTTGGAAAGTAATATGTACACTGGTATATTAAAGGGTGGTGTATTAAGTTCTACACCGGGTTCAACTGAATTTATGGTTACAGGTGGCGATGGTATTATTGTTAGTATGAACGCCGCAACCGGAAGTGACCCATATCCGACTATTAAACAAATCACTTGGCCAACACAAACTCTACCAATTATATATTCGGGTTCAGCAGCTATAACCTATGTTGGTATTAGTAATACTGGGCAAATTGTTCAGCAAACTAATGCATGGGGTTCAACGGATACAAGGCAGTGGCACGATCAAATCGCATTGGGAGTTGTATTGCATTTAACCGGAAGTGTATCAACGGGTGTATTTAATTCACAACAAACATCATATGGAACTGCCCAAAAGCAGGATGATTTCTTTAGAGCGTTTGGACCCCTTAAAATAAGTGGACATACTTTACAAGCGAGTGGTTCTACATTAGGACTTGTAAAGACAGCCGGCGTTTCGTATAAAGATGGTGCAAACTATGTGATTGACCCCAATCATCCATCGACTGTAGTAGAAGATGCTATAACTACTTCAAAAATATATAGGTATCATATATCCGGCTCAACACCAATTATTGATTCTGGAGTAAATGGGGCAGGGTATGAGTTTATAGATAATTTTAATTACTATAATTTAACCACAAATCAATTAACATCATTAACCGGTGGTGGTAATAACCAATTTACAATTCAACGCGTATTTTGGATTCCAAATTCACCAACCCGAGCATTTATAGTTTATTATGGTAATGCCGTTTATGGATCTGCGGCTGAAGCAGCGGCAGGATTACAAACTGAACCATTTTCTGAAGCACCAAATACAGCACAAAATGCAATATATTTGGGTGCTGTAATAGTTGAGGGTAATGCGACTAGTTTGACTAGTGCAGTATTTGTACCTGGTGGTATTTTTAGAAGTGTGGGTGGAGTTGGTGCCAGTGGTGGCTCTTCGGTAGCTACAGCATTGGATAATCTTTCGGATGTGGCATTGACAACCGAAGAAATTGGAGATTTATTAATGTATGGTGTTGGTGGTGCTGCTCAATGGGGTAATACAAAAACACTAACTGGAAACTATACTATTTCAGGCTCACTATCATTGACGGGTAATGTGAACGCAACGGCAAGTTCGGCAACAAACGCATTAACATCATCTAAAATATTGGGTGGAAGTGATGGGTATCTACCTCTTTGGAGTGGTACGCAAACATTGACTAGCAGTATTGCACAGCAAAGCGGAAGTGTACTAATAGTTAGTGGAAATTTAATATTATCTGAATCCGTATTTGTAAAGGGTTTAGAAACGGCATCATTAACGCAATTAAATGTAGTTTTATTTGACACGGGTTCGGGTAAATTATACTATACATCATCTATATCATTAGGTAGTAGTGGGACGGGTGCAGGATTTCCATTTAGTGGATCAGCTGTTGTTACGGGTAGTTTATTAGTTAGTGGTAGTGGTATAACTGGTTCTTTATTGGGAACTGCTTCAAACGCATTGACATCATCAAATGTATTGGGAGGCCAAAATAATTATATTGCCGTATGGACGGGTAGTACGAGTTTGACACATAGTATTATTTATCAAACCGGAAGTAGTATAGGTATAAATACGATAACACCAACGGGTAGTTTGTACGTTTCAGGAGCTATATATTTTCCAAGTTTAACTCAAAGTATTTCTGAATCTTTTGTTTTAATGTATAATACCGCAAGCGGCCAACTATTTTATACAGCGTCTTCGGCTATTGGTGGTAGAGGTAGCGGATTTCCATTTACAGGAACAGCTGTAATAACGGGTTCTTTAAATGTTAGTGGTAGTGGGATTACGGGTTCTTTATTAGGTACTGCTTCAAATGTAGCAGGCGGTACAACAAATTATATTCCGGTATGGATTAGTGGTTCTAGATTGACAGGAAGTATAATGCAACAATCGGGTAGTTCAATACAATTAACCGGTAGTTTATATGTTTCAAATTCGGTATTCATTCCAAATATACAATCCGGTTCTTCATTAAATGTTGTAATGTTAGGAGAAAATGGACAGCTAATATACACATCATCAGCTGCTGTTGTAACCACATTAAACACAAAAGAAATTGAATCAAATCGCTATGATTTCTTTACTTATTATTTTAGCGGATCTTTTGCAGCATTTGCACAAAATGCCGTTTCAACATTACATAACTATCAACCAAATATACAAAATATTACGGCTGGTAGTTCCCCTGCTACATTTATACAACAATATTTATCCTATATGTATGTTGATATTATTGAAATAAGTACGGGTAGATTATGGCAAAAGATGAATTTTGCAGATGTAAGCGCATTAAATACTTTTTTAACCAATCAATCTGTATCAAAAGGTAGAATAACTGTATATTCTTATAAAAATAATGTATCAAATTTAAAAATATATGGTTCAAATCAATTAGCAACATTACTAACACCAAAAACCAGTGCAGCATCTTCATTCCAAATACCTTCTCCAACAAGAGTAAATGATGGGCGTGTATCTAATAATTACCCGTTAGCAATTCCTACAATATATAGTGGAGAAGGTGAGGGAAATAATATTACGGCAGATAAATTAAAATCATATTTTGTAAGTAATCAGTTTTACGATGATATTAAAACTAAATTATCTAATATTGATGAAATAATATTGGACTGGCAAATAATTGATTTAGTTGATAGTGGTGCTGTGTTCTATCTTCCTATGAAAAAATATGATGCAAGAAGATTAACTAATTTTTATATACCAGGTGGTGGTAAAAATTTTATACTATCAAATGGTAGTATTGTATCTGGAAATAATAAAACTAAAATACTTTCAACTACATTAGCAAAATTTACATTGGCAGACCCTTCTGTTTATGTTAATGCGCATCGAGAGTTATTAACCAATTCAACAATAACATATGTTACGACTACGTCCATTCATAGTATATCAAATATTCAAAGTGGTATATTAAATATACAACCGGGTGAAAGAGAAATATATTTTAATATATACATTTTACAAGATTTGGCAACAAATGGCCGTGGTATAGGTATTGAATTTTTAACAATAGACGCGATAAACATACCATTTAATAATAAATTTGATATTGATAATACAACTTTAAATTTTGCATATCTTGCAAAAAAAGGAAATAGATTTTGCGAATTAACTCCATCGGACTTGTGGTGGCAAGATACTCTTAAAAATTCTATTGATAAACCAATGAATAACCAACACACAATGATAAATACGGCTGAATTTTGGGAAAATATATCTATAAGAAATAAATCTCAAAATAAAAATATAGATATTATTCGTATATATGATAACAAAACGTGTGATATATTTGAGAAGTGTTTGCAAGTTGTAGATTCTACCTATTCTGCCAACTTAAGTAATGCAAAACTCAAATTACATTACTGTAAAATGAATAAAAAATAATGATAAAAATACTTATAGATAGGATAGGCACCGTCAAGCGAGAGTTTAACCGCTTATCAATTTTATTTAGGGCACCGTCAAGCGAGAGTTTAACCGCTCTATTATTTTAGTCGGCCATTGTCAAGCGAGAGTTTAACTGGCCGACTATTTTTTTATAATAAAACTAATAAATGTATCAAAATAGTATAACATTTAAAAAAAGAGAAGATGCATTTCAAATAATAAAGGATGCATCAAATCTATTAGTTAGGTATTATTCTGGGAGTATATACCCTAAAGATATAATGTCAATTAGTAGTAGTGGTTATATAGAGTTTTATTCACCTCTAGTATATTTTTCTGGATCCTTACAACATAATGGGCAAATAATATCAAAAGGCGCGATAACCGCATCAGGATTATTCATAACTTCATCAAATGCAAATACCGTTAGAATTGTTGGATCTGGATCAGTTGGTAGCCTATTAACTGTATCGGGTTCACTTGGACAAATATTTACTATAAATGATAGTACGGCAAGTTCTATAATATTATCTAGATCGGTTTATATACCAGATACGCCACAGGCTACATCTCTTACAAATGTATTAGTATTAGGACCCGGAGGCCAAATATTTTATACAGCATCAAGTGCAATATCACCAACAAATTCAACAACCGGTAGAGGTACTCAAAATTATATAGCATTTTGGAGTGGTAGTACATCAAATCTTTCAAGTAGTTTAATTTATCAAGATAGTGTAAACCGCTTTATAGGTATAGGAACTATTACACCATCGGCATCTTTAGAAGTAGTTGGTGGAATAAAATCTACAAATGTAACGGCATCGGCTATAATTATTTCAGGTTCTACGGATAATAGATTAAAAGTATATGGATCGGGTTCAACTATATTTTCAGTTGAAGGTTCGCAAGGTGAATTATTTAAAGTAACCGATTCTCTTACAGGTTCACTATTTTCGGTAAATGATAAATCAGGAGTTCCCGTTTTAGAAGCATTTTCGGATAGTACAACGGCAATAGGATATTATACAGCTCCAGGCGTTTATACATCCGCAAGACGTAATGTAAATTCGGGAAGTAATCAAACCATATTTACAATACAAACAGCATCTTTTGATTCTGCATATTTTGATTATAATATTCGTTCTGGTTCAAATGCAAGAGCTGGACAAATTATAACAATGTGGAATGCAAGCACAATCCAGTATACAGAAATATCTACGAATAGTTTTGGATATACTGATAATTTTGAATTAGCAACTAGAATATCAGGCAGTACTTTACAACTAATAGGTTCGGTTGCAAGTGATAGTTGGTCATTAAAAACAATATTAAGACTTATATAATATGGCTTTTCAAATTGGAGCTCACTACGACTGGATTGTGATTGATAAATTGGTGTGGATGACACGAAATTTAGATACCGATATTTATCAAAATGGTGATCAGATACCAAATACAATAACTGGTTGGAGTTCGCTAACAACCGGAGCTTGGCGTTATTATAATGATAATCCTGAGCTTGGTAAAATATATGGTAGATTATATAATAGATATGCGGTAGATGACCCAAGAGGATTGGCACCAACTGGCTGGCGCGTAGCAAATGAAACCGATTGGAATGCTTTGATAGCACATTTAGGTGGAGATACTATCGCAGGTGGAAAATTAAAACAAACCGGAACAACTTACTGGAACAGTCCAAATACCGGCGCAACAAATTCTTCAGGATTTTCGGCATTTGGTTCGGGATATGTAACTACGACTTTTCAAAGTTTATTAACTGCTGCATATTTTTGGATTCCAAGTACAACAAGTGGAGCAAACAGAGTCGTATTATCATCAACCGATAACGGAACGGATAGAACGACATCCAATACAGCATTTCATGGAATGTCTGTTAGATGTGTTCGTGATTTGTATTAAAATTTATATGTTATATTTATAGGAAATGCCAAATGAATTAAATATAAAAAATGGATTAAGAGTTTCCGGTTCAATATTTTTACCGAGCTTAATTACCGCATCTGCTCCAAATCTTACAAATTTATTAATACAAGATTCAAGTGGACAGCTATTTGTGTCATCTTCGGATTGGATTTTAAAACGTGTTTGGGCAATGTATAGTGGTAGCGTAACCGCTAGCGTTGGTGTAGATAAAACATCCATATTTTTAATCAAATCGGGAAGTAGAACGGTATTCAATTTAGATGAAACTGGTAGTATAGTTACAAGTGGTAGTTTGACATTAGAAACATCCGGAAGTTTTACAAATTTATTAAATGTAAAGAATAATGGAACAGAATCACTAAAAGTAAATGGGGAAGGTGTGTTGGTGTTAAGTAGATATACCACTCCCCCAACTGCTATTGAAGGTGG